TATTTTTTTGTACTATATTTTTTTGTGCTATATTTTTTTGTATTATATTTTTTTGTATTATATTTTTTTGTGCTATATTTTTTTGTATTATATTTTTTTGTATTATATTTTTTTGTATTATATTTTTTTGTGCTATATTTTTTTGTGCTATATTTTTTTCCTCCTTTTTTTTCATTGATGGGCTTAGTAGCATTAGTAGTATTTGCTATTGCGTTAGTAGCACTTGATATGGCAGTACTAGCACTTTCTATAGCATTTTTATTCATATTACTTAACTTAACATATAAAAATTTGTCAGGTAGTCCAAAACTTCTATAAAATAATTTTGAAAATATATTATCTAATGTTCCTGCTTTAGACAAACATTCATCAGCAATAAAGCGGCGTGCAATGGAAGGTTTTTTATTGGAACCATCATTTTTATATGTTCTAAAAATAACTACAATATTATATGTTACATTGTTTAAACGTGGGTCATTTGATTTATCGCTGTAAAAAAAATTATTGTTAGAAAAATCACTATCATATTTTTTTAAATGTTGTTCTAAAATTATGGTTATTGTTTGATTCTTCTTTGGATTATCATATTTAGTGTATTTTTTATTTGTCATAATACTATGATATGTAACAGGCGCTTGTTTACTAGTCTTATAAGCAATATACGTGTCATCTATAAGATTATTATTAATTTGTACTTGATTATCAAATAAATTGAATTTTTCACGAAGCAAATATATAATATTTTCACTTATAATTGGAGCGTCTTTGTTTGAGTCGTTATCATCATTTGCATCATTGTTATTATTGTTACATTTACTACTATTATTACTATTATTACTATTATTACTTTTTTTGGTAAATTTCTTATTATATTTATTTACAATGTCTGCATTAACAAATACTTCTAAATTGTTATTAACTCTTTTTTCATTTTTCATGCTCTGAAAAAATGCATTTATGTTATCATTTTCTTTTTTATAACTAATTTTGTTAAATAAATATATCATATTAAAATTTGCTAACTCAGCATTTAAATCTTTAGGATATAATTGTGTAGGTGCATTTGTTTTAATACTTGAAATTTCTAAGTCGTCCATTATATAATGAATTTTCAACGTTGGAATATCAATAATGGGAGTAGTTTTAACTTTTAAATAAATATTTACTATTCTATCTTTCCTAGTACCAGTACCAGTACCAGTATAGTCTTTTTTTTTCATATGAATAAATGGTAAATCATAAAATGCTATTTCATCAACATAAAATTTTTCACATTGAATATTTATCAAAATAGTTTCTCTTTTTAAAAATATGTTTTTTAAAATATACATTATATTGTTAAACATTAATGCGTCTTGCATTTCATCGTCATTAAAGTCCGCTGTTTTTTTACTATTATTAATATATTTAAAATTGTCTGACACAATCCTGTTCATAATATCATTTCTATTAATAGGTGCAATTCTTCTATCATTTTGATAGGCTCCTGAACTAAAATTTATTATATTATCTTTAATTATTCTAATATAATGTTTACTTGTAAACACTTTATGTAGTTCAACAAAGTTGGTTGTATTACTCATAAGCTTTTGTACTTGACTAATATCAATTGGATATCGCATATTTGGATCTTTAGGAGTTGGTATAATATAGTTAGTTTTAAACAGATTATTAAAAATCTGTTTAAGTTCTTGAATAACCGAACTATCAATATAATAATTATCTCTGTTCATTTTGATTGTATATCCTGAAACATCACCTGTTGAATATTCAGCATCTTTTAATATAATATTACTTTCACCTCCATAATTGTGATTAGTATTGTCAATATTAAAAACATTATTATTTTGATCTGTTAATTCAATGTGGACTATATATTCTTGGTTTTGCCGTATAGTTTTAGCTTTTTTTCTGGCTTCTTCTTCTTCTTTGGCTTTTTTTCTGGCTTCTTCTTCTGGAGATTCAGGTGTATCTGTTTGCCCTACCACTATTGTTTGAGGATTTGACATTCTATTACTTAAACTATATTATATAAATATTAAATTTAAAAATAACTAACATTATTAAAAGACTCAATTATTTGTAATTTATTATAATTATTTATTTGCTGCTTAGCTTTTTTCAATGTTTCATACGCATTACTAATATCATAATCACTGACAATTTTATCATTGTTACTAGTTATTTGAGATAATTGTTTATACTTATTTGGTAATATATTATATTTTGATTCTTCATTTAATAAATAATTTGCCAATATTATAAAAATAAGAGTAATAATAATAGAGCTAACAATATCTTTTGTATTAATAAAAGCAATTGTAAAAATTAAGACTTCTCGAGCAATATTTTTTAATAATAGCTCTTGTCCTTTTGTTAATTTTAATTCAATATAACGCGACCCAATATTCATAACAATCATAACAAAACCAGCTAATAGTTTATTTGTATTTAAATCTTGCTTCAAATTACTTATTGAATTTATTGAATCTGTAAATTTAAATTTTTTGAATTTTTTGAATAATTTAAACATTATTTAAACTATTATTATTATATTACTAGAATATTAATATATTTTTATAAATAATATTAATATTATTGTAAACATAAATAGTAATTACTAAATAGTTTCCTTTCATTTTTTCCTTTCATTTTTTCCTTTCATTTTTTCCTTTCATTTTTTCCTTTCATTTTTTCCTTTCATTTAAAATAGAGTTATTTAGTAGTTTTTGAGAATAATATAATCTTATTTTTTTATAACAATATAATAATATGCTTCAACTAAATCCGGCTCCACTTGATTCTGAAAATTCCAATTTATTAGAATCAAAATTAGTTAAAAATGCTAATAGAACATTAAAAAATAAAAAATCAGTAGACTTTAGCACTACTAATATTCCTAACACAAAAAATACTGAGTTAGCAAAAGATAAAATAACTACTTTAGGAAATTTAATGTCAAAAATACATGACAATAATGAGGAAGACGATGAGTATAGTAATAATAATAACTATAGCGCAAATGTTATAGATGAAAGTATTAGCAAATCATTAACAAGTAGTTTAAATAGCGAACTAGAGAAGATTCAAAAAATGAGACAATCGGGAAACAATATACCGCATAATGTCTTTTTTAATAACAATGAATTAAATAACGCACAAAGTGAAGTATTAGGACAAACTCCTACATCAAATAACAATTCATTTAATTCGACATTATTAGGAAATATAGCAAAAACTGGCGACTTCTCAAATTTTAATGATAGTTATAATTTAAAATATAATCCGTCTTCCCAAGCTACTAATTCACTAAATTATGATAATAACAAACTCTTATCAAAATTGGAATATATAATTCATTTGTTAGAAGAACAACATAATGAAAAAACAAATTATATTACAGAAGAATTAATATTATATTTATTTTTAGGAATATTTATACTATTTGTATTAGATTCATTTGCTAAAGTAACTAAATATGTTAGGTAATAATATTTATAGAGTTAACATTTAAAGCAATACTATTTAAAACTATTTTATTAATTATTATGATAATCAATAAAATAATCTTATGACATTGGTAAAAGAATATTTAGAATATACAAAACACTATAAAGTGATTTATGGCACAAAAACATTAGTTTTAATGGAAGTAGGTAGTTTTTACGAATGTTATGCTATAAAAAAGGCAGAAGGTGTTTATGAAGGCAGTGATATTTTGGATTTTACACAAATTAACGATATGATAATTGCTAATAAAAATACTTGTGTTGATGAACAGAATATTGTAATGGCTGGATTTGGAGTAACTCAATTGGACAAATATGTTAGAAAAATGTTGCTTCATGGATACACAATCGTTGTGTATATTCAAGATAAACAAGCAGCTAAAACTACTCGCAGTTTGGGTTGTATATATTCGCCTGGAACATATTTTGATAACAATGACTATTATAGTCAAGGCGGAGCAACTGAATCTTTAAGCAATAATACAATGTGTATATGGATACACTATAGCAAAAAAAACAGAATTGTTAAAGAAGACATGATTACACTTGGATTAACATTAATAGATATTATTACAGGAAAGCTTGTAAGCTATGAATATACTATTAATTATAGCAATAGCCCAACAACATATGACCAACTGGAAAAATACATTTCTATTTATAATCCATGCGAACTAATTATTATTACTAATAAAAATAGTCAAAATGGTGAAAATAGTGAAAATAGTCATTTTATTGATGATGTTATTAGTTACGCAAATATTAATTCGGCAAAAATTCATAAGGTTTATTTATTAGAGGATGAAGATACAAATACAAATACAAATACAAATACAAATACATATACAAATACAAATACAAATATAACTAGCTTTGAGACAATTGCCAAAAATTGCGAAAAACAGTTATATCAAGAAACATTAATAGATAAAATATATGGAGCAAGTTCTTATAGAGGCAAATCTGAATTTCAAAATTACAGTGTTGCTAATCAAAGCTTGTGTTTTTTGTTAGTGTTTATTGAAAAACACAATCCAGCATTAATTAAGGCAATCGACTATCCACATTTTGAAAATATTAACAATCAATTAATTTTAGCAAATCATTCTCTCAAACAATTAAATATGATTAGTGACCAGCGCTATAATGGCAAATTAGGATGTGTAGCTAATTTTTTAAATAACACAATTACTAATGCAGGGCGGCGCAAATTTGCCTATGATTTATTACATCCAATAAATAATATTGCTAGTTTAAATGCAAGCTATGATGTAACACAAGAATTAATAGACACAAAATTTTATAAAATTATTGGTCATTATTTATTAAATGTGAGAGATATTGAGAAGTTTGAGCGGAAGCTTAATATGTATAAGTTAGACCCAAAGGACTTTGGAACATTGTATGCGAATCTCTCTAACATTTCAATATTATATGAAAAAATTAGAACTTCTAAATCGAATGAGTTACTTTATTCCTATATTAGTAGTCTAGTAAATTGCGACATTTGTGCTAGCGTTAGCTATCTCAATAGTTATATTGAAAAAGTATTTGATTTGAATAAACTTGCTTCTATTACTTGTGATAAGTTTGTTAGTTATAGCCTGTATGAACTCGACTTTATTAATAAAACTTATAATAAAAAATTAGATAAACTATTTAAGAACTGTTATGATTCACAAGAACAATTAGGCGCAATTGTCAATTTTTTATGCGATTTGTTGAGAGATTATGAGAAACAAAAGACCGGAACAAGTGCCTCACTAACAACGAAAAGTACCAAGGCGAAAAATGCCAAGAAAACACTAGTTAATAAAGACGGCGATGATGACGACGACGAAGTAATTCCTGTTCAAAATAGTGATTTGTTAAATAATCCAAAAACAAATAATGAATTAGGAGAGATTGGTGCGCCTTCATTAGCTTATAATTATGTTAAAATTCATGAAACAGCCAAAAGCGATGCGCTATTGATTATTACAAAGCGCAGGTCATTATTATTAAAAACACTGATTGGCAACCTTATTGACAAGTCTGGCTCAAAATATAGTATATGTTATTATTCAAAATATAGCAAAACTAATGAAATTATTGAACTAGACTTAACACTTATTGATTTTAAAAGCCACGGTTCAAACAATAGTAACAATATAATAATATCAAGCCAAATTAGCAGTTTAACTCATGCTATACAAAACTCAAGAGATTGGTTAATTGAAGAACTAGGCGCTACTTATAAAACTATTATTGGTGAATTCAATAATTTAACAGCTAGTTTTTATAAAACTAAGAATGATGCTTTAAAAAACACAAGTACAAATAAAAATACTTCACTACTTGGGTCAATCTCTCAATTTGTAGCGCTAAGTGATGTATGTTATGTAAAAGCTTATAATGCGTTAAAATATAATTATTGTAAACCACATATTGTAAACGACTCTATTCTAATGACAAAGTCATATGTTAATTTTAAAAAGCTTAGACACTGTTTAATTGAGCATTTAAATGCACATGAATTATATGTAACAAACGATTTAGAGCTAGGAACAAGTACGCATGGAATTTTATTATATGGTACAAATGCCGTTGGAAAAACAAGCTTTATTAAGTCAATTGGAATAGCCATTATAATGGCTCAAGCTGGAATGTATGTTCCATGTGAAGAATTTACATATTATCCATACGAATATTTATTTACGCGCATTTTGGGTAACGACAATATTTTCAAAGGTCTCTCTACTTTTGCTGTGGAAATGTGTGAATTACGAACAATTATGAAAAATGCTAATAGTAACAGTATTATTTTAGGTGATGAATTATGTAGTGGAACAGAAACTACATCGGCATTAAGTATTTTTGTAGCAAGTTTAGAGAGATTACACTTTATACAAAGCACCTTCTTATTTGCGACACATTTTCACGAAATATTGGAATATGAAGAAATTAAAAGTCTTGACAAACTTGATGCTTATCATATGTGTGTATTATTTGACCGTGAAAAAAACACATTAATATATGATAGAAAGTTGAGACATGGACACGGTGAATCTATGTATGGACTAGAAGTATGTAAATCGCTAGCTTTACCTGACGATTTTATTGAGCGAGCATATGCTATTCGAAACAAATATAATAAAACGCATAGTACTACTAGTGTATTAGAGGCAAAAAAAAGTCATTATAATGCAAATAAATTGCGCGGAATGTGTGAATTATGTTGTGACAACGAAGGAACAGAAGTCCACCATTTACAATATCAGAAAAATGCGAAAAATGGAATTATTAATGGCGAATTTAATAAAAACCATAAAGCCAATTTAATAAATATATGCGAAGCTTGTCATCATAAAATTCACAATTTAAACAGTGAATTTAGAATAACAAAGACTAGTGATGGTTACAAGTTGCTTCCATTGTAAAATAACAAAAGTTTTTATATTTTATTATTATAACATAATAATATAATATGGAGAAATCTCCAAAATCTCCAAAATCTGAAGAATCAACAGCAACATATGTTATTGCAGCACATGGAAATATGCTCACATCTATCTTAGGTACTCCACAAACAAAAAAATATTTTGCTATTACCATACCAGAAAATGTTGAACTATATACACATGATACTTTAGGAAAGTGCATTCCTATGTATAAAACAGAGTCGGATTTTATATGTAAAAATTATAAAGATGAACTACAACAGTCTCTCAGTCCTGCTTTTAAGTTTAGTCATGAAGATGGAGAAATTAATAAATTTCCTGAACTATTTTTTACACCCGATAGTAATACTCCAGCACATTTTTACACAGGTATAACACATTGTATTCCAGAAGCACTTAGAACTACAGGTTCACGAAAAAAAGAAATAATTTATAATATTGATGCTAAAAATACAAAAAATTGTGCATGTAGTTCAATTGTTTCTAATAGTTTATATTTACACTATGATTGTGAGAATAAATATAGTCCCTATTACAAAGAGCAATTAAGAGGTTATAACTATGATCCTAATAGTAATACAAGTAAATGTGGTCCAATTTTATTGAGCGAAGCTGTAAGAGTTATTAAAGCACACTGTAATAAATATTATGAACCCAATTGTGTAATAAAAATTTATATATTTTCATGTTTGGTTGAAAGGGATTTAAAAACATTAATAAATGATTATAAGAGGGCATATAACAACGCAAAACAACTAGCGAATCCTGACAATCCAGAACCAACTAGCATAAGACTTGTAACACCAATCACTGCTCTTCCACCAAATAGCGTAAGACTTGTAACATCAGACACAATTCTTCCACCAAATGTTAAGCAAATTAACCCAATAACAAGCAAAGAACAAATTATGGCAAGGCTTAATGACTTAATTTCACCGCGCGCCACCCGAATATTACCAGAAACACCAACATTTGAACCACCAAGAGAAACACTAACATTTGAACCATCAACAACATATTTGCAAAGTAAAGCTAACTTAAGGGACTTTTATTATGAAGTTAGTGAACCAAAAAATAATGCACTTTCAAAAGTTGTTCTTACAAATTATGTAGAAAATCTATCAGACTTTAAAGCTATACCATTAATACAATCGCATCTTTCTAAACATAGATTTAGTATAAAATTTAAAGTATTTGAATTTATAACTTATAAAGACGCATATACGGAATTTACAAGAGAACAAGATGCCAAGATTGATGCCCCGCGACATAAAAGACTTGAACAATTACAAGAAAAACATAGAGCATTAAGTAGACAGTATCTTGTTTTCTATTTAACTAATGCGTTAAATAGAATTAGAGCGGAGCACGGTGATGACATTACTATTTTGCCTAAATTCAATACAATTAGCTTCGTTCGTCCATTTACTAAAAGCGTTACAGATAATGAGTTAGTTGATAATGAGTTAACTAATAGAGTCTATGATGAATTAAAAGAATTAATAGCACTAGAAAAAGAAAAACAAGCAAAAAACACAGGTCTAGGTCTTCGTAAAACATTACGTAATAAAGGAAAAAAGGGTAAAAAAGATAAAAAACTAAAAAGCCAGAAAAAAGCCAGAAAAACCAAAAAAAATAATACACTAAGAACATAAGAACTTTGAAAATAAGTTTTATTACTCAAGCATAACTGTTTTTTGGCACCTAGGAAGTTTAACCTTGGTAAGCTTTTCAATACTAGCAATTTGCGCATTATTAGGTGCTTCTTTATTTGCTTCCCATCGCGCCAACATTTGTGGAGCTACTCCAATAAGCGCAGCAAATTGCTTCTGATTTTTTAATTGAGTTAATCTGGCCTGAGAGATTAATTGTCCTAGCTGTTTAGGAGCCTCATTAACTATAGTTTCATGAACACATTGTTTCTTAAAAACCACTTTTTTAGCATTGTTATTTGGTATAGCACTAGTAAATTTAATGCTATTCCAATCTTGATGTTGAATCATAGTTTAGTTTATAAAATATATATTATAAAATAACATATAAGTAAAACAATTCAATTTTATAATATATATTTTATAGTTTATAATATATATTTTATAATATTAATATATACAACCAATATGGCAAGTAGATTTGCAAAGATGACACAAACAATCATTTTTATTATATTTGCGGTAGTGTTAAGTATAATATTATTAAGTTATTTCAATATTAGTATGACCTCTAATGACACATTAAAATTAAACAGATTTGCTGTTTATGAAGGATTTGAAGAGCAGCAAGAAAAAGAAAAGAAAAAAACTAATCTTATTATACAATAAATAGTATAAATAGTATAAATACTATAATATTATAATGCATATTTTCATAGTTATTGGTATATATTATTTTTAAAAATTGAAATATAAAACTATTATATTTTAATAATATAATATAATAGTTTAGTATGATTATTCCAGTAAAATGTTTCACTTGTGGTAAAGTATTAGGTAATAAATATAGATTTTATCAACGCGAAGTTCAAAAACGCAAAATAGATAAATCACTCGAACTTGACAAAGTAGTATATTTAACAAAAGATTTTATGGACAAAACACCCGAAGGAGAAGTACTTGACCTTCTTAATTTAAAAAAAAGTTGTTGTCGTAGACACATGATAACACATGTTGATATTGAATAATAATTTAAACAACCATTTAAGAAATACAATACAGAATTAGCTAAGAAATTTTCTGTGCTATTTGTTCATAATAATCTTGTTTTTTTTTCTTTTTTCCATTTTCATCACATATAGCAATATTTAATTGCTCTGCTATTTTAATTAACTCATCAAGTTTATAGCTTGAAAATGCTTTTAATGGTTTTTCTATATTTTCAATATAAAAATAATTAGATAAATAACTTTGTAATTCTTCTTCACTAATTGAGCCATTTAGTAACTCTACATCAAAATTATTAAACTGCGCGCTCATTTTCTCATTTGATAGTTGTAAGACTTTATAATTTTGTAAATTATAAACTTTTTCATCGTTATCGTTATTGCTACATAAAACACAATACGTGTTATTGGTTCTTATAATTATTACATTAATTAAATGTAATATACATAAGGCATGAAATGTTTTAAAACTTATTTTTTCATTATTAGTTAAATCGTCTTCCACAAACGATTTACTTATTTTGAAATGTTTTAAACTATTTTTTTGACTTCGCAATTTTTCAACAACACCAAATTTAAAGTCTTTCATAACTTTAAAAGAATTAATATTTTCCAAATCACTATCATCAAAATTATTAATAATTTTGTAAAATAACCAAAATAATTTATCTTGAAAATTTTTATGATTAGTGATTTTAAAGGGTTCGTTGTATTTGCTATATTTTTTACTATAATTTATTTTAACTTTACTCATTGGAATATTGGGAGTAATTGACATATTATACTTTTTATTATAATTAGAATTACTAACATTAGTGCTAATATTAGTGTTAATATTAGTGCTAACATTAGTACTAACATTAGTGCTAACATTAGTGCTAGGATTAACACTAAATTTTTTTAAATCATATAACATATAGTGTGCTAACTCGTCTAATTTAATAGGTGAGCACAATTCTTCTTTAGGGTGTAACATTACTTACACTATTACTAATGTTATCTTTATTATCTTTAAAATAAATTGTTTCCAAATCCTTTTTCAATTTTTCATCTTTATTAATATATGTTTCTTGTTTTTTAACGAAATTAATATAGTCTTGGATTTCATTATATGTAACTAGTGATATTTTATTAAGATTTACAAAAATTCCATTGTTATTTTCATTTAAATAAATAGAACTTGATTTTAATATTTTAGCTATTTCAATATGATGTATTTTATCTAACGGTTCAATAATTTTACACAATTTGTCTAAATCATTAGGATGTATGTTATTTTCTTGAATTGAAGCCATTATTGAAATAATATTTTAATAGTATGTCTTTAAATAGCTTTAAATAGTATTAAATAGTATAAAATTAATTTAATATGTTTAAGCAATATGTTTTTTAACTCTTATTCCAGTTCTTTTTGTTTTTAATTTAATTTTTTCGCCACCAACTGTTTGTTCTACATTAGAGTCAAAATTATCTTCCACTTCTAATCCATAATCGCCTTCCAATTCTTTTTTTAATGTACCATAGTTATTAATAGTAATTAATTCGGCAATTATACTAATAAATTTATCATTTAATTCATAACGCTGTCCCAATACTCTTACTTGCAACATATCATTTTCTTTAATTTGCGAAAAGATTTCATTATTATAATGATGGTCACGTGCTATAAAAATAACATATGGACTAATATTGTCATCTGTTAATAATTCAGCACGCACGCCAACTTTTGTAATAGATTTTGCTACACAATTTAACATCATTGACTCCACCGGATTTGTAATCAAACATTCAAACACACATTCAAACACTAACTTATTTGAAAATAATTCTCCACCTGAATATGTTAACAATTTCACACTATTATTTTTAACATAACCATCTTTAATACATTTTCCTTCATTAAATTGTTTTAATCTAACTTCTAATGTGTTAAATAAATCAGAATTTACCTCATTATAATTTAACACTATTTTTTGGGTTAATAATGAACTTATATATATATGTAAATTGGTACTTGAAGTTTTACCAGTCAAATTTTTACTAGCCAAACTTTTATTAATTGAAGTTTTGTCTTTACTTTGTTTTAATGAATAGTTTTTATTTACTAATTTAGACATCTTGGTATATAATAATATTTTTATATTTAATATTTATTCAATTATATATATTAATATTAAATTTTTATATATACAAAATAACAAAACAATTTAGCTAAAATTGTTAATTAATGCTTGTGTTAAGTTAAAAAACCAATGTTTTTCATCTTTTTTAATTAAATCATAATATCTAAAATAAATTTCCAAAGCATTACAAAAAGTAATTTGATTGTATTTTTTAAGTTTTTCAATAATAGAATTAGGAACTCCAATAGCAACAAATAATTTTTCGCTATGCGCTTTTCCTGCTTGACTACACCGTGCTCCTTTGTTTGAGCCGCTACGTATTTTAAAATATGTAATAAATTCTTTTTTGTTTTTTTCTGCTAATACTAAAAATCCGAGAGATTTTGCCAATGATGATGAAGCTACTTTTTTATTAGCAATAGTTTCAAGAAAATCATCATAGTCTTCAGATTGTCCTAATGTTAATAGCATATTAGAACCACTAATATGAGGAGTTTTACTTTTTGTTATTATGTACAATGTATAATTTTTATATTCACTCTTTTCTGCTAATATTAGAGCTTTTAATTTATTATTAGCACTTATTATTAAATTTTCATTATAATAATATAACAGTTCTTTTTCAAAATCAGCCAATCCCGACAAATTATATCCATTATTTAATAAATAATTAACAAGCAAAATGGTTTTGTCATATGCAAGTTCATCTAACAAAATAGTAATTGCTAATTTTTGGGAAACAGTTGTATTTAATACATCATTATTTTGTAATAATTTAATAATAGTTCCATAACTTATAAATTTATTGTCAATGCTATTGCTATTGCTAGCATTATTGTCTGGTACATTAATAATATAATTATAATTAGTTTCAAGTTCAACAATTAATGATTTTACATAGTTTATATTTTCAATTGTTAAATAATTGGCATCAAATATATCAAAGTTAATTTTTGTATTAACTGTGTTTGCCTTAGATTTTTTTGGCAATTCTTTAATTTTCTGCGGTTGCTCAGGCTTTTCAATTTGTTCAGGCTTTTCAATTTGCTCAGGCTTTTCAATTTGCTCAGGCTTTTCAATTTGCTCAGGCTGTTTAGCTATTTTATCACCAAATACATCAAATGTTTCCGGAAGAGCAAAGGGTATACCATCTGCTTTAACTTGTATTGGATTAGAACGTTCAAAAATAGTAGCATCATTATTTAATAATGATGGTTGGAAAATATAAAAGTTTTCCACATTAATTAATCTACCTAAAGTATTATATTTATCAGTTATATAAATATTTTCATTATTTACTAATTGATCCAACGCATTGTTAATATGATTTGTTGAATAATTGTTAAAACTAGTTAAATAACTAATAATATAATCTTTTGAGCAAAAAAATCTCTCTTTAAACAACTCTCTAACTAGTTTAATTATTGCCTCATTGTTTGTTTGTAAATAAGACTCATTATAAGAATAATCGTTTTCTTCAATGTCTTGTGTTAAACTCATTTTTGTTTTATATTCTTCTAAATCAGGTTTACATTTATAACTACATTCGGCCATATAGTCACATAATGGACTGTATGATTTATCACCAATATTATAAGTTATTGTAGAATTATTTGATAGTGTTATAGACAATGTTTTATTAATTAGTTTTTCATCAAATTTTTGTTGCTCATAATTTAACATACAATCAATAGAATGTTCTTTTAATATTCTACTAATACTACCTATAACTTTTGCTTTTGCTTCTGCTTTTCTATAAATCAATAAGTCAACAGCTTCAACATTATTATTTAATAATGTGCCATGCATAAATATTTGCACATTTCGTTCATTTAGTGGCATATTTTTATGACTACATGTTCTTATTGCACGTCCAATAATTTGCTCTATTCTATTTATATTAAACCATGGCTCTAAAATATGAACTTGTCTTATAAATTTTAAATCAATGCCTTCACTTCCCGCAGCAGAAAGAAGAATAACCTTAACATTTGTACCATCACTGTTATTTGTATTAGTAGCTGCTTTTAAATCACCAACAACATCAGGAGATAAATTGTCATTGCCACTAATTATAATATATTTGGCTCCATTAAATTTTGTTCCAGGTGCTAATTCTGTCTTTTTCTTATAACTAACAATATCTAATTCTTCGCTTTGAGGTGTTAAAAATAGTGATTTATTTGCTCCATATCTTGTAAATCCGAGAGATTCTAGTGTTAAAGCAATTGGAATTAGACCAGCATCAATAAATTGTGAATATATAATAACAGGACCCTTGCTATTAATAATAGCGTCTATTATTGATTTAATTTTGAAACTATATTTGCCAATACTATTAATATCAAATATATTGGGACTAGCACTATTTTTATACACATAATTATGCCGTGATTTAGGAGCATATGTTTCTTGGTAATGCATAATATTATTTATGCCTGCTTTTCCAATCACTTCTTTAACAGAAATTAAATTATTTATTTCTTCCAAGTTAATATTTTCTAGTACTTGTGCAATATTATTTTCATAAGAGGCCATTTTTTCTTCAAAATAAGTTTCTAATTTACTGTTTGGAAACACAATATTTAATGCTTCTAATGGTTTTTGTAACAATGTATATCCATAAGAATCCATATCATTTAGTTTGTCTTCATCAAATTTTGATATATTATTTTTTAACACAATGTTATATATAAATTCTTGATAAGGAGAGATATTAGTATTTATATATATATCAAATAGTTCTATTGATTGTGTTAATGTAGCACCATTAATTTTTAATTGTGGGTATGGTTTATTTAAAATACTGTTTTGTGAAGAAAAATCATTTGGTAAAATTCTAAAAGGAAAGCTCAAAGGATTATCACCTTTTACATAACTAATATATCCAGTTATTTTTCGTTTAAATAACTCTAATCCCACTTCTTCTCCTTTAGCATTTACCAGAAAAGAACCATCACTATTAAATATATCTTTAATATCTACAATACTGCGCCTATCATTCATATTTAGTATATTAATCAAAAAAACAATTTCTTTATAATCATTAAACATTGGTGTTGCGGATAAAAACAACAATTTTAAATTATTTACATTTTTTACTAGCTTTAATAACTCGTTTGAAACCAATTTATTAGTATTATCTTTTGACTGCCTTATATTATGAAATTCATCAATTATTATTAGTCTGTTATCAAAAAACTTTTGCAGTCGTTCTGCTACTTTCTTTTTATGTAGGCTTTCAGACACAATTGCAACATTTGCAGAATTGGATTTTTTTATTATCAGATTTGCAAATTGTGTATAACCCATAAATAAGTAATAATTATTTATAATATTTGTCATGATTTTAACTACTTTTTCTCGTGTCAAGTTTTTATGTGTGCTATTAATTTCATCTAATATACTTTGCCCCGCACAATTATTAATAGTCCATATGTTATTTTTAAATTCAAGTTTTCGTTCATCAAATAACTGTAAATAGAAATTTTCTTGAACATTTGGAGAGGCTACTATTATAATGCGTTCGATATAACCCATATATTTTAAATATTTTCTTGTTTCTTCTGCAACTCCTATTGCTGAGCAAGTTTTGCCTGTTCCAAGTCCATGATAAAGTAATAGTCCATTATAAGGTGTATTTATTGACAAAAAATTTTTAATAAATTTTTGGTGCGGTGCTAGTTCAAAATCTTTATCACATATTTCATTACTTAATTTTTCAAAATCAGAATCTAAATTTACTCTTAGTTTATTTTCAGCAAACTCTTGTTTGTTTGCTATTTTAATATTAAAAAATTCATCATCTAAATGAGGATACAAATATTTATAATTTTTATCAAATGACTCATTTAATTCTTTCATATTTAATAATTCAAGTGCATTCAAAAAGTGTTTTGTGTCAGTTTTTGTTTTAACATTTTTTTCTAGAGCTTCTAATTCACTTTTATCTAGCGTTACTTTGTTTATATTTTCCTTGAACATTTGTGATAATTTTAAGTTATTAGTATTGTCAACTGGTGGCCTAGTATAACTAGATGATTCATCTTCTTCATCTTCTTCATCTTCTTCATCTTCTTCATCTTCTTCACCATTAGCTTCTTCTTCTACAGAACTGGTTTCTTCGCCATTCGCTTCTTCTTCTTCCTCACTAGCTTCATCTTCATCTTTATCTTCATCTTCATCTTCATCTTCTTCATCTTCTTCGCCATTAGCTTCTTCATTACCTGATGCTTCATCAAGCGTTTCTAAGTCCTCTGGCTCTTTTATACTTAGTTGTTGCGACGGTTCCGTCATTATATATATAATCTATATGTTTTTAATAATTTATTTAAATCATTTATTATATTAGTTTTTTCATAGTTATAATCTCTAATATAACTATATACATCATCAATAGGAACCCATTTTATTTCGCTAATTTCGTTTATCTGAAAATTGTTTATAGGAATAATAGCATTATTAATAATACCAACAAAATATTTGTGCTTGTAAGATTTATAATTTGAACCAGTAAAAATTTCTTCAAATGGTACAATATTATTAAAAATGTCAATATCACTTTTTTTATATCCTGTTTCTTCTTCAAATTCGCGCAATCCACATACAATATCTTTTTCGTGATAGTTACGACGCCCTTTTGGAAACCCCCATTCAGGTTCATCATACTTTTTATCACATAAATCAACTAAATCTTTTAAAGTGTAACTTTCTAAAATATTCACAAAACCACATTTCAATTTATTAAATTTTATTTTTGATAACTTTTCTTCATTTCTATATAAATTATTTGTATTATAATTCCATAAATAATTCCATATTGTAGCAAAATCATTTTCTAATAAGAACGTTCTCTCATTTATGCTCATATTATTTAATAAATTTAAAATATAATTTTTATCTTCCATAATATATTTACCCCTCATAAAGTCTATAAATGCTAAACTGTCTTTTCGCTTTATTATTAATAGTTCAATAACATTTTCAAAATGTTTTAAAGTAGCATTAAACTTTTTAACAATTCGTAATGGAATAATTCCAATACTTGTTATAGGAACACGACAATTATGGAATAAATGCCCTAACTTACCACAATTGTTGCAAAATACTTGTTTCTTAATACTCATAATTAGCGTTAATAGTTAGTTAAACTATTAACGTGTTATTGTTTTATATTTATTTAAAATAGACATTTAAATCGGATTTTAAAATATAATAACATAAATAACATATATATAACATATATATAACATATATATAAAATGGATTTAAAAGAACTACGAAGTTATAGAATTCAATTTGAGCAACCATTTTATAATTCAAATGGGTTAGGTATATCATTATTTGATTTGTTTATGACATTTTTTATTGCTTATTTAATTGAACCATTTATAAGAGTATATACTAGACTAAATAGACAAGCATATTATTTAATATTATTACCATTAGGAGTATTTAGTCATATATTAACAAATCAACATACATTCTTAAATGGTAAACTATTTGATAGTTCAATTAATTTATATAAAGTTATAATGCTAATTATAATAATAAAATTAATATATGAATTAGGCAAGAGTTTTTATGTTAAAAATACGCATTAGTTTTATTAGTGTTAGTTATAAGTTATGCCTACCAATTTAAACAATAATGTACTAAATCCTACAATATGGGGTCCTCATTATTGGTTTGTATTATATACAATTGCACTCAGTTATCCTAATAATAGCAATGATTCAACAAAAAAGAAATATTATGACTTTATAACTAACTTACCTTTATTTTTACCAATTAGTGATATTGGAAATGTATTTAGCCGATTTTTAGATGCTTATCCTGTTACACCATACTTAGACTCCCGCGAGTCATTTATAAAATGGGTTCATTTTATACATAATAAAATAAACACTTATTTAGGAAAACCCGAAATAACATATTACGAAGCAATGAATAAATATTATGAAAACTATAAATTGCAAGAACTAAAGAAAAATGACGACCGTAAAAATAAACAAAAATACATTTTTGGAAGCTTGGTAGTGTTATTAATATTAGTAATAATTGCAATAACTATTAAATATTAATATAATTATTATATTTATTATATTTAATTAACTATAATAAATAACATTAGCTATGAAATTAGAATTGCTTATATTAACTATAACAGGTTTTGTATTGTTAAATACATATTTTGAAGGTAAATTAATACAAAAACTTAAAAGTTACGAAAAATATTATAAAATGGGATTAATTGCTTTTGTTGGATTATGCATATATTTATTTATTAAAAAAAATCCCGCAAATTATAAAGATTTTGTTCATAATACAAATGGGTATATTAAATATTTACCAATAGATAGAAATACAGCAAGCTTTATAACTCCTATTATTGATTTTACATCTAAATCAATAAGTAATGAATTAAACAGCAATTATAATTTAAGTAATGGAACAAATATTAGAGAGTCTCAAAATTTACATAGGTCAATTAATACTAATTTGACAAAACAGCAACAAAAAATATTACAATCAGGAAATACTTCAACAAAACGAAGCGTGAGCGAAACAAAAAAGAAATATGTGGCAGCATCACAAAATTGGCATTGTAAAGACTGCCAAAAACAATTACCAGCATGGTTTGAAGTAGACCATGTTATTAAACTAGAATATGGTGGGTCAAACTCTATTACTAATTTAGTAGCTTTGTGTAGAGATTGTCATGGCAAAAAAACAGCATTTGAAAACTTATAATCAAAACTTATAATATTGTTTTTAACAAACTTAGTAATTTATATTACTAATTTATATTATTAATATTATTTAATATGGCACAAATATTAAAAACAAGTTATAGCTTGGTTAGTACCATTTCAGATAAAACAGTGGCATTTCTTAAAAATAGTCTAAATATTTTTCTTGATACAATAGTTAACGGAATAAAATTTAAAAAAAATGAAACAGGTAGTTATGTATATTATTACTATAAATACATAACTGTTATATTAATAGCTCTAGTATTTGGACTGCTATATTATTTAAATACTTATCAAAATTTATTTGGAATAAAAAATACACAATATGAAATATTAGGAGCTCTAATATTATTAGGTATTGGAATCTTTTATTTTCTTTTTTTAGTATTTAGAAATAATAACAATAGCACAATTTTTGAAGATGATAGATTAAAACTAGACAATAACGCACAAAAGAATTTAAGTTCTAATAGTTATTATGATACAGATTACAATGTAGATAACAATAGAATCAAAGACACATATACAAAACCATTATTAACGTTGTTTATGTATATTGGGTTATTATTTTTTATATTAATAAGTGTATTATATATTGTTAATTATATATTGTATTCACAAAAAAATAGTAATTCATTTAGTATTACGCAATCAATTATAAGTTTAACAATTGTAGTTGTTATATTAGCAATTATTGCCGCAATTTTTTCAATAAAGTCATCAAATGCAAGTGAAGATTGCATTAATGGAGAAACGAGTTTGCTAATGTATAATTACACTTGTATTATTAAAAAAGTAATTTTTTTTATACCTTGTTTATTGGTTATTGCTATTGATGAATTAAATAAAGATATTAAATTAACACCAAACGCTGTATATTTATTACTTTTTATTTTACTATTTCTTATAACATTATTATTTATTGTACCATTCTTATTTAATTATTTTAGAACATTAAACAAGAGCAGTTTATTAAAAGGAACAGGACCCTACTATTTAAACGAAATGAAAGTTATTGGTATTTATCAAAATCTTAATAAAAATGTTAATGCTAGTGTGGATGTTCCAGTACCAAAAAATGATGTTGAAACCATTAGTCATATAAAAAATCCCATTGATGCTTTGTTGAACAATTTAAATTTAAATAAAAAAGAAACAACAATATTTAGTACATCCGAATCTGACAGTTCAAAACTAATTAGTCCTGAAAGTAAAGAAGTAACCAAACAAACACAAGAAAATACTAGTGATACAAAAGGTTACAATTTTAAATTATTTAAAAATGATTATAACGGTGTTTACAATATAAAAACAAGTTTTTATGACCCACCCACAGTTGTTAAAAAATTTCCATATAATTATTCATACAGTATAAGTTTTTTTGTGTATATTAATCCACAACCATCAAATACATCAGTTGCTTATAATAAAGATACTGAAATATTTAATTACGCATATAAACCAGTAATATATTATAATGGAAAAACACAATCTATTATTATTAAATCTAGAACATTAAATAATAAAGGAGACCAATTAGATACTATATATGAAGGAAAAAATATAAAACATCAAAAATGGGTGTTTTTTGTTATTAATTATGATAATAATAATATTGATATTTTTATAGATGGTAAATTGGTTGGTTCAAAAAAAGACGTAACCCCATATTTTAAAGGGGACAAAGTAACAATAGGAGAAAATGAGGGAATACATGGAAGTATAAAAGAAATAAGCTATTATGATAGTATTAAAACTCCTCAAACAATTGAGCTATTATATAATTTATCGGGAAACAAATAAAACAAAAACCGACAATGTTTAGTTACTATTTTAATATAAAATAGTAATATATTAATATATTAATATTTTAATATATTAATATTTTAATATGGGAGTATTTAATATTATTATTGTTGTAATTTTGATTATTGTGGTAATATGGGGACTTCGCAATTTGTTTTTTAAAACAAACATAATTTATGATGCTATGTGCGATGCAGCAGCTCCAGTATCATTGCAAAATACAGTTACTTCAATGTTTGTATCAAATAATAATGTAATAATGGCAAAAGATATACCAGAAAATAATTCATCTAATTTTACACTAAGTGTTTGGTTTTATATAGATAATTGGGGAAATAACATATCAAATGAGAAAAATGTATTGTATATGTCGGTGGATTCAAGTGCTCCAACATTACCAGAACTATCTTCGGTATTAACCGGTCTAAGTACTAAAGTAGAAAAAGATATTAGTACAAATCAACTTAAACCTAAAAATATTAACATTGCTTTAGATAAATATGAAAATAATTTATTAATTGATATTGAAACATATTTAGACAAAAATTCTGGGTCTAATTCTAGTAGCGCGAATGCCAATAAAAGAAATTATACAAGATATAAAATACCAAACATTCCTGTTCAAAAATGGAACAACTTAACATTAAGTGTTGATGCAAGAACATTAGATGTATATTTAGATGGAAAATTGCGGAACTCATTTATAATGCATGGATTATATAAAAATTATTACAGTACAAGTGAGAAAAAAAATATATATATAGGAAATATGTCTCAAGGCACTAATGCTTCAAATAATAACGGTACAAATAGCGGATTTGAAGGCTATATTACACGAATTCGTTATGAAAATGATTCTATAAATCCACAAGAAGCATACAATATTTATAAAGAAGGAATTGATAAATCATTAGCAAAATCATTATTTAATAAATATAGATTAAAAGTAAGCTTTTTAGAGTATAATAAAGAAAAAGGCAGTATTTCAATATAAATTATATAATTTATATAATATTAATATATATAATTTTATATATTAATATAATGAATCCTCCGGAAAGTATATTTACTAATATTAAAAAAAATATAGACGCAGTAATTCCATATAGTGCTGAAGCTAGGTTAAAATCAACAAATGACTTCTTATCATCAAATACAATGATAGCAAAAATTACATTTTTATTAGCAATAGTAGTACTTTTTTCGTTCTTATTTTATATTGGAAGTAAACTATTATATTATTTTTTTTCACCATCGGAAACGCCTTTTTTAATATATGGATTAAAAGATGGAACTGAAGGAGTAACTATTACACAGTCTTTAGGCGAAAGAGCATCAATCCCCATTTTGCGCAGTAGAGATGAATATGAAGGAATAGAATTTACTTATTCATTTTGGATGAATGTTAGTGATACAGATTACAAAGAATCAATAGATTTTAAACACGTATTTAATAAGGGGTCTTCTCCAAATTCACAAGGAGAAGGAGGTTCCGGATTATTTGGACCAAACAATTCTCCAGGTGTATATTTATATAATGGAAAAAAAAATATGAGTGATGATTTACTAGATAAATTCCCTCTTTTAGGTATGTTAGTTAGAATAAATGTTTTTCATAATAATGAAAATAACAATAATTCTTATTATGATGATATATATGTGGACGGTATTCCTATAAAAAAATGGGTATGTGTAGTAATTAGAGTAACATCGCAAAATATTGTTGATATTTATATTAATGGTAATTTAACAAAGCGGCATAAATTATCAAATATTATTAAGCAAAATTATGATAATTTATATGTAAATTATAATGGAGGATTTGACGGTGCTATTTCCAATTTAAAATATTATAATTATGCTATAGGAACTTTTGAAATTAACTCAATTCTGTATAAAGGTCCTAATCTTACAACAAGTAAAAAAAGTAATCTCAAAGATACAAAAGCCGATTATTTATCTTCAAATTGGTATTTTAATAATACTGATATAATATCATAAATAGTAATATAATAATATATATAAGATTATATAAGATTATATAAGATTATATAAGATTAATTATGATTAACTAAAAAATTATTATATAATAATATAATTAATATATAATTTTTTATGTCGCTACAATTAACTGCTTCACAAAATAATTATATTATTTTAACACAAAATAAGATAATGACTGCGCATCAAGGTGTAAAAATATTTATAAAAACACGGGTTGTTACGCCCCAAAAGAGTGCAGAACTATATAGTCGCTTATATAATTCACCCAATTATACTAATAATATAATATTAAATTACAAATTTAGTAATGCTTATAATTGTTTATTAACAATAAATAATATTAAAAATAATATTAAATTTCTTTTTACTGATAGTAGTAATAAAAAAAATGGCAAAATATTATTTGTTAAAAATAATAATGTAGCTAACTACAAGTTAAATAATAATTATTTAATATTTGCAACAAATAATGAGGTTACAACGTCAGATTCTAAAAATTTAACGTTTCACTTAAATTATTATTTTAATAATGTTATAATAAATAGTAACATTTTTAATAATTTTAATACTATTAGTGGAACAACTAATTATAATTATGATTATTATAAACTAAATGTAAAAGACTATATATTGAGAGATTATAGCTATAATTTTTTTGTTTCTAGTATAGGTAATGATATATGTTATAATAAATTAAACTTTAAAATAAGTGCTATATCAGAAGATTATTCCTCTAATCTTTATATAGATATTTGTTCAAACAATTTTAATAGACTTTCTGATATTTCTAATATATCAAAATTGGTAAAATACAATAATAACACTACTTTTTACCCTATATATAACAATATATACAATAAATATTATGTTTATAATAAAAACATAAATTATGATGTTATTCTAACTTGTAGCGGCAACACATTAACACTAAGTTTTGACACTTTTTTGATTAAGACAAATACTTTTGAAATAGCAAAAAACGCACAAAGCAAAATTTTGTTTGATACCAATAATACTATATATTTTTTAAATGTGCAAGTTTCTACACCATCAAAACCAATTGTTGAAAAATTAACCAAACCACATATTGTTTATTTATCACTTGGAAATTTTAGAACTGGTCTTGTTCAAAGTGATATATATAATCATATAGCTTTAACACCTAATATGGAAAAAGTATATTTTAAGGAAAACATAACTGCAAATGTTATTAAAAACCCAATTAATGTAGCAAAAAAATATTCTACACTTATACCATACTTAGCTAACCACTATTTATATGATATTGAGTTGTCAGCAAATATACTTTTAAAAAGTGTTACTATTAATACTATTTATACAAGTATAAATAAAATTTTTACTGTTAATTTTAGTAATTTTTTTGACCTCTCAAATTTAAGAAATTATTATAATAATTTCAATAATCTTGCTTTTATTACTACTGTAAGCAATAATATTATTAGACCTGTTGTTAATTATTTTGATAGTTCTAATAATTACAATATCAATTCAATTAGTTTTGATATAGTAAGCGTAACAAGTGCTAACTTATATACTAGAAATTCTACAGCTCAAACACTGCTAACCTCATATTACACTTTAATTAAACCTGCTCTTTTAGATGTAAGATTTAATTATGATAGTTATTTTTATACAAACTTTACTTTTAATATTCTTTATAATTATCCAACTAAATATGAAATAATCAACACTTATGTTATAAATTTTGGGTGTTTAATTTACACAACACCAGCTCGTGATTTTACAGATGTAGAGTGTATATATATATATCATAATCCAGAAACAGATCCAAATCCCCTTTATAGATATCCGTATAATAACATTGAAATTATTAGAGACCCTAGTAATATTGATACGTTGGCAAAAGCGATTGAGCTTTTACCAGGAGCAAGTAGTTCAACATCAAACAGTATAATTATTCCTGAGAAAAATGGGAGTAATTTATCACGAAAAATGATACAAGGGCTTATTGGATTAAACAATGTTCCAAAATTATTATCAATTAAACCATATGATGAAAATGTTATTGTTGGTCGTGGTTTTGTTAATCAATATCAAATAGATAATACGTGTATAACCACAACAGAAGACATAATAAAAAATAAAATTAATGCTAACAAACATAGTTCAGCAAAAGATAGTCGAACTTTTACAACCAATAAATTAGGAAAACAAAATTTTGCTAATTTAGTTAGGTCAAATAGACGAAATAGACTATCGCAACAATGTATAGAAGATTTAAGAGAAGACATACGCAACAACACCCCTTTAGCAACACAGGTCAATTATTCTAATATTGTTCCTTATACACCTCGTTTTAAAATATTTAAAACAGGACAAGGTCATTATTTATAATATAATAAACAAACAAACAAACAAACAAACAAACAAACAAACAAACAAACAAACAAACAAACAAACAAACAAACAAACAAACAAATAAACAAACAATTATGTTATAATATAATAAACAAACAGTTATAATATAAATATAAAAATTTTGTTTATTATATTATATTATGTGTGGAATTACACTTATATATTCTAAAAAAACAGAAAATGTACTAAAACATATTTTTAATAGCTTAGAATTAATACAAAATAGAGGCTATGATTCAATTGGAATTTGTTACTATAATGCTAGTAACACTAAATATGAAATAATAAAAAAAGCATCAACAGCAAAACAAGATTGTTTTGAGTTAGTTCAGTTGTTATTTGAAACAAATAACTTAGAAGAGCGAGTAAAGTACAAACGAGACTTATTTTCTAGAATAGTAATTGGACACACACGATGGGCAACTCATGGCGGAAAGACAGACTTTAATGCTCACCCTCATGTATCACAAGATAAACAAATTATATTAGTTCATAATGGTATAATAAATAATTTTATGGTCATAAAAGAGTTTTTACAATCGAAAAACTATAATTTTTACAGCGATACAGATAGCGAAGTTATTGCTAATTTAATAGAATATTATATTATAGTTATGGAATGTAATATTGAAGAAGCACTAAAAAAGTCGCTAAATCAATTAGAAGGAACATGGGCTCTTGTAATTATTTATACTAAACAATTGGATACATATTATGTAACAAGAAAGGGGTCACCATTATTATTAGGTTATAATAATGATTTTATAATATGTACATCAGAAACAAATGGTTTTGCGGGCTTAATAAGTGAATATATTCCATTGAAGGACAATAATATTATTAAAATAAGTAATTCTAATTATACTATTATAAATAAAGTAGACGAAGAAAACAAATTAAATGATAGTAATAATTTTAATAATTTTAATAATTGTAATAATTTTAATAATTTTAATAATTTTAATAATTGTAATAATTTTAATAATTATACTATAAAAAAAGTATGTTATGACACTATAATTGAAAACAAAGGATTATATAGTCATTGGATGATTAAAGAAATAATGGAACAACCAGAGACTATACAAAAAGCATATAATTATGGTGGTCGTATAAATAATAATATTATAAAATTGGGAGGATTAGATAATATAAGTAATATTATAAAGTATATAGAATTTATTTATGTGATCGGTTGTGGAACAAGTTATAATGCGGCATTAGTGGGTGAATTATATTTAAATGAAATTAAACATTTTATATGTGTTAAAAGTATTAATGCGTGTGAATTTAATGAAAATACTTTACCTAATATTAAAAATTATTCTACCACACTATGCGTTTTTTTATCACAGTCAGGCGAAACAATGGATGTATATAATTGTTTGAAAATTTGTAAGGCTAAGAAATGCGTAACCTTGGGTATAATAAATAAAGTTGACTCATTAATAGCGCGTGAAGTGGATTGTGGTATATATATAAATGCAGGAACAGAAATCAGTGTTGCTTCAACAAAATCATTTACAAGCATGTTAATAGTACTAAGCTTACTTAGTATGTGGTTTGTAAATAATGATTATTATAATAATATTAAAAAATTAGATGCTATAAGAATGCTTCCAAATAGCATTAGGCAACATTTATATGATATAACTTTTATGAATAAAATTTATGTCTTGAAAGATTTTATTATTAACAATTCTATAACTAGTATATTTATATTAGGTAAAGACAAATTGTATCCAATAGCATGTGAAGGCGCTTTAAAGATTAAAGAAGTGTGCTATATTCATTGCGAAAGTTTTAGTGCTAGTTCATTAAAACATGGACCATTTGCTTTATTAGACTCAAATAACTTAAGCTTATTATTAATAGATGCTAATAACACTAAAGATTATAACAACTTAAAATCTACTTATTATGAAATAATGGGTCGCGAAACAAATATATTTATTATAACAAATTCTCAAAATGTAATAGATGAATTAAAATTAAAACAAGACAAATATATTTTATTAACAAATCTGGACTATTATAATGAAATCTTATACATTATTACTTTGCAAAAATTGGCATATGAAATATCAATAAGTAAAAATATTAATCCAGATAAACCACGTAATTTGGCAAAAGTAGTTTCTGTCGAATAATTATAATAGTATAGTTAGTATTTAAAGTTATTATTTAAAGTTATTATTTAAAGTTATTATTTAAAGTTATTATTTAATAACCATCTAGGCTTTACATTTCTTCTTATAATACTATTATATTTATATGGATCTATAGTTGATGTCAAAGCCAAATTTTGTGTATAATAAATGCTACTGGATTCATTAATTAACGTTTTGAATGTATGTATGTTTATAATAAACTCATTTTGTTTTATAGAAGTTACTTTATTACTACCAGTTTCTTCTGCATTAGTATGATTTATAATACTATAAGTTAGATAGTTTATACTATCTAAGTTATCATTTAATTGTTTATTAATGTAAGAAAGAGGTTCTCTAGAACTAATTATTCGATCGGGATTATCATACAAATGAATTATATTTGTAGAATTTATAGGGTAAAATTGACTCCTATTAATTATTAATGAATTTTGTATTGCCCTATCATTTAAAGCATTATCTTCTAAACCCCATCCCCAATTATTAGGAAAACCATTACATTTTTCAAAATCACCACCATTAATTGAAAAAATACCTCCTAAAGCAAATTCAAAACCGTAAAAATGTTTAACAACTCCAGGCACAGTTACATAATTAAATGTGTTTTTTACTGCAGGCAAAATATCAATATCATTAAATACAAATGTTATATTTTTATAATCATTTGGATATTTTTCTTTCATACTTAAAAAACCAATATTTTTTGTTGCACCACGATTAAATTTTCTATTATCAGTTTGATGACTATAATATATTTCATAATCATCTGTTGGAATGTCTTCCATAATATACTTCATATATATAGAAAAATGCTGCTTTTGTTTTTCACGATCCCTATATGGAACAATAAAAATTAATTTTGGAATAGTCGTCATTTTATTATATAATTTATATAATAAAATTATATAAAAAATTGAACCGTTTATTATAAATTTAAAGACTATTAACTAACTAATTTATTAAATAGTTTATAATTAATATGACAACCTTTAAATGTTTCAAATGTTATGATTATAATGTGTTAGAAGAAAACACTAAAGGAAATCACTATAAAGATAATAAAAAATTTATTATTCAAGCATTTGGAATAAACTCATCTAACAAAACAGCATCCATATTTATAGAAAATTTTTATCCGTTTTTCTACATAATGGTGAATGAAGATTGGAATGACCAACGAAAAAATGAATTTATGGGACATATAAAAACATTAGTTGGAAATTATTATGAAGATTCTATTGTTGAATGTATACTTGTAAAAAGACATAAATTGTACGGATTTGATAATAAAAAGTTACATAATTTCATTAAAATTTCATTTACTAATAGTGGAGCCTATAACAAATTAAAAAAAATATTTTATGATGATAAAACCAGTAAATCGGGTCAATTTGAAAGAACATTAAAGACGGATGGATATAAATATGTTGATGACATTGGGACAACACATTGTTATTTATATGAAGCAGATATTCCGCCATTGTTAAAATTCTTTCATGAAAAACAAATTAGCCCAAGTGGATGGATTAAGATGCCTTCAAATAAAGTACAAACCATTAATAATAAAACAACAAATTGCTCTTATGAATATCATATTAATTATGAAGATATTTATCCTTATAAAGAAAAAGAGAGTTTGGTAAAATATAATATATGCAGTTTTGATATTGAAGCAAGTAGTAGTCATGGCGATTTTCCTATTCCAATTAAAAATTATAAAAAATTAGCAACAAATATTCTTGAAAACTACAATTCAAGTTCTGAAAATTTTAAAGACAATTATGATTTTAACAACTTAAAGAACGAAATATTAAATGCGTTTGGTTTAGCACAAGAAAAGTTAAGTTATATAGAAAAAGTATATCCCAAAAACTCTTCTATTACATTAGATGAAATGGAAATATTAATAGATAAATTAACAAACTATAGTCCATCAAAGTTTAATTCTACATTAAATAGTGATGACATTTTAGAATGCAGTGACTCTGAAACAGAATTAGAAGATGAAAGTGAAACTGAAACAGAAGCTGAAGCAGAAGCTGAAGCTGAAGTCGGAGCAGAAATAATGTATAACAAACGTAAACCTAAACCTAAACCTAAAATAAAAGATTATAAAAAAGATGCAACGCTATTAGAATTAATTAAAGATAGTTCTTGTGATTATGCCACAAAGTTGGTAAAACTTACAGAAGCATTTAGTAACACTAATTTTCCACAATTAGAAGGTGATATAATTACGTTTATTGGTTTAAGTTTTATCAATTATACAGAATCTAAACCATATAAGCGTGTTATTATTGTAAAAGGTGGTTGCAAAATTCCAGATAAGTATTTATTATGGGCACAAGAAAATAGCGTTATTGTATTGGAACGCGCAAGTGAAAAAGAGGTATTATTAACATTTACAAAAATCATTATTAGTGAAAATCCACATATTATTACAGGTTATAATATTACAGGTTTTGATTTTGAATTTATGTATAAACGGTCAAAAGAGCTCAACTGTGTTAATGAATTTCTTAAACTTTCGCGAAATAAAAATGAAATATGTATTTCAAATGATTGGCGGTCTGAATATAGAGATAAATTGGCTAAAGCTAGCGACCTTCAGAAAAAAGATTATAAAGACATTGAAACAAATAAAATTGTATTAGCCAGTGGTGAATATAATTTAAAATTTATAAAAATGCCCGGGCGCATTATTATAGATATGTGTGTTATTTTTCGCAAAGAGTTTACATTAAGTTCTAATAAATTAGACTTTACATCAAGCTATTTTATTAGTGACTCTATTAGTAAAATTACGCTACTTGAAGAAACTAACACTACTAAAATATATAGTAAAAATCTTACAGGCATCAGTGTGGGAAGTTTTATAAAGTTTGACGAACAAGGGTTCAGTAATAATTTATATAAAAAAGGGAAAAAATTTGAAATTATTGAAATTAATAAAGACGAACAATGGTTTGTAATTGAAGGACTAGAAGAACTGGATTTGGCCAATTACAAATATAACTGGGGATTAGCAAAAGATGACGTGTCTCCACAAGAAATATTTGCTCTTGCTAACGGTTCTGATTATGATAGATGGACTGTTGGTAAATATTGTCTTGCGGATTGCGACAATGTTATTTGGTTATTATTGAAAGTAGACGTAATTACAGACAAAGTAGAAATGTCTAATTTATGTGATGTTCCGCTTAGTTATTTACTATTACGAGGTCAAGGAATTAAACTGCAAAGTTATGTTTCTAAAAAATGCGGCGAAAAAAACACTCTTATGCCAGTTGTAAATAAGCAAAAAACAGGCGGAGGTTATGAGGGTGCTCATGTTTTCACACCAAAAACAGGAATTTATTTAGATGAACCGGTTGCATGTGTTGATTATAGTTCTCTTTATCCTTCTTCTATTATTTCTGAAAATTTGTCACACGACTCAAAAGTATGGACAAAAGAATATGATTTAGACAATAATCTAATTAGTGAAACAGGTGAAAAATTTGAAAACGGCGACTTTATGTATGATAATTTGTATGACTTGGGTTATAAATATATTGATGTGAAATATGATACATATAAATATATGCGACCTAGTCCAAAAGCAGCTGAGAAAAAAGTAATTATTGGTTATAAAATTTGCAGATTTGCCCAGTTTCCCGATAAAGATGGCAAAGCCATTATGCCTGCTATTTTAGAAGAGTTGTTAGCGGCACGAAAAGCAACCCGAAAACTAATTTTATTAGAAAAAGATGAGTTTATGAAAAATGTGCTAGACAAACGACAACTAAGTATTAAAGTGACAGCAAATTCTTTATATGGTCAAATGGGCGCAATTACAAGTGCGTTTTATGAAGGAGATGTTGCTGCATCAACTACTGCAATCGGTCGTAAATTATTGTTTTATGGAAGGGCAATTATTGAAGAATGTTATAATGATGTATTAGTAAAATTGGACGATGGTTCAATTGTAAAGGCAAAAGCAGAATGTGTATATGGTGATACAGATTCAGTGTTTTTCAAATTTAATTTGCGCGATCCAAATAGCAATGAAAAAATTATAAATAATCAAGCACTTATTTATACTATTGAATTAGCAAAAAAAGCGGGAAATTTGGCAAGTCAGTTTCTCAAAAAACCACATGATTTAGAATATGAAAAAACATTTTGGCCATGGATATTATTATCCAAAAAGCGTTATGTAGGTATACTATATGAAGAAAATATAGAAAAAGGTAAACTAAAATATATGGGTATTGTACTTAAACGCAGAGACAATGCTCCTATTGTAAAAGACATATATGGTACTATTGTAAATATTATTATGAAAGAAAAAAGCATTGCTAAATCAATAAAATTTCTACATGAAAGTCTTGAAAAATTAGTTGCTGGTCAATATCCAATAGAAAAATTATTAGTCACAAAATCTTTACGAAGCTATTATAAAAATCCTAAACAAATAGCACATAAAGTATTAGCGGAGCGAATTGGTCTACGAGATAGCGGCAATAAACCAAGTTCAGGTGATAGAATGTATTATGCATATATTGTAAATGCTAATAAAAAAGCACTTCAAGGCGAAAAAATAGAAACGCCCGATTTTATTATGCAAAATAATTTGAAATTAGACTATGCTCATTATATTAGTAATCAAATTATGAAACCATTATTGCAACTTTATGCGTTAAATTTAGAAAAAATGACTGAGTTTAAAAAAAAACGAGGTGTTACATTACAATCATGGTTTAATGAAATCGCTAAATTGCAAAGTAAATGGACAGAACAAGAGAAATTTGAGAAAAAATTGGACGAATTAAAATGTAAAGAAATTAAAAGTTTATTGTTTGATAGTTATTTGAAAGAATGCAAATAATATAGCAATATAGCAATATAATATATATTATATAATATATAATATATATAAGGTAATATATATGGTTAATAAATTAACACATAAGTTAATTTCAAATTTTTCACATAAATTTAATAAAAATAAAACAAATAAAATTATTAAAAATATTAATACAAAAACAGATTTGAAAAATGTGTTATTAAAAAGCGATTATGTTCAAGATAAAAAAAAGACTTTTACAAATATAATTGATGTTCAATCAAAAATTAGTGACCAAAAACAGAGTGGTCGTTGTTGGATTTTTGCATTTTTAAATATTATTCGTTACAAAATGATAAAAAAGTATAAGTTAGCACCTGATTTTGAGTTTTCGCAAAATTATTTGTTTTTTTTTGACAAATTAGAAAAAGCTAATTATTATCTTAGTTATATAATTGACACTTATGACGTGAATATAGAAACAATACTATCAAATGAAAAAGTAGTTAAATTGGTACACACATTGGACAATTTAACTGACGATGGTGGTCGTTGGAATGTATTTGTTAATTTAATTGAAAAATATGGCATTATTCCTAAAACAAATATGGATGATAATTTTCATAGTATGAACTCAGAAGAGCTTAAAAATTTTTATAATGACTTTTTACGCAAATGTTCTCATAAAATAAAAACCACACCTAAAAATGAGTTAATCAAAAACAGAGCTACACTATTAAATAATATGTTATCAGAATGCTATAAAATTTTGGTTATATTTTTAGGAGAACCTCCTACTAAAATAACATGGGAATATTACGAAGACTCTAAAGACTCTAAAAATAAGACTAATAGAGCTAAAATTATTAGAAATATTAGTCCACTTGACTTCTATAAAAAATATGTTCCTTATTGTGCTAAGAATAAAATATGTTTAATAAATTACCCATGTAAAGAAGCACCTTTTTTTAAACAATATGATGTTGAAATGTCATTTGATGTTTTAGGAGAAAAAAGACGTGGTTTAATAAATGTGCCAATAGACTATTTAATTGATGCCACAAAAAAATCTATAGACAATCAGGAAGCGGTTTGGGTAGGTCTTGACGTTGACAAATATATTTCACATAAAAATAGTGTTATGGATGCACAAGCATTTGATTATGATTCTATTTTTGGATTTAATAATGCAATGAATAAATGCGATTCATTAAATTATAGACAAACAGCACCTGTTCATGCTATGGTAATAAAAGGTTATAACTTTAATAACTCTAAAACTAATGGATTTCTTGTTGAAAATTCTTGGGGTGATAAAATGTATGAAAAAGATGACTCTGTTGACTATGATGGTAACTATTACATGTCTGAGTCATGGTTTAAAGATTTCACTTTTCAAATAGTAATAGATAAAAAATATGCACCGAAAAAAGTATTATCACTAATAAATCAAAAACCAACACTATTACCTTATTGGAGTCCATTTAGTGCATTATTAAGACGAAAATCTAATTATAAATATGATTGATTAACTATACTATGGGTTGGTATTTATAAGTATAAATTGGTATTTATAAGTATTAATTTTTATATAAAAATTACTACTTAGTTATAATATTATAATAAAAATTTGTAATGAATAATTTATTAAAAGCTATTGATATATTGCATATACATTTGAACAATACTATTAATAACAAAGAACAATCTTCTGTTATTTTATCCGAAAAAAATAACAATTTAAACGCACTATTTGGTTATTGTAATTCAAATAAATGTGTATTATGTTGTAATACACACAGTAAAGACTGCAAAACTTCTAACCATTTTTGCCAAATATATAATTTACAAAAAAAATCTAGTTATTGTAAATCATGCAATAATAATAAGAACTATTTAAAAAATTTACACAAAATAGCATACGCAAAAAAAAATACTAGTAATACATTATGTATTGACTTGCGAAAAAAATTTGAAAAAATTAATAAATTAGAAGAGTTATATAATACAGAAACAACAAACTATAAAAATTTTAAAGAGTCATTGAAAATCAATCCAATTATGTATGCTGAAGCACAAAAAAAATTAGCAAATTACAATAAAAGAAAGAAAAAAATACAAAAACAAATAATGTTAGAAAATAACAAATTAATAAATAGACGATATAACTATATTATATTATTTAGAACTATTGATGTATAAAGTAAAAAAATTTTATTAGTTGATTAATATTAAAAAAAAATTTATTATTTGTATCTTGGTCATTATAAGAAATTATATTTGAATTTGTTAAAATATTATAACGGCAATTTGGACATGTTTGATGATTAACTAACCATTCATTAATTGCTTTTGGATTAAACATGTGCCCACAATTTTTAATTATACATACTCTAGTATTTGGTAAAAATTCTTCATGTGTTATACTACAAGATTCATTTAATGGTTCGCATAGTGTGGAAAAATCACATTCGCTAATATTATTTTTAATAATTGTTTTTAAATTAGTTAATGATACTTCTTGGAAATATTCGTATGTTAACTCACTATTTTCGTTATTTACGTTGTTTATGTTGTTTATGTTGTTTTCGTTGTTTACGCTGTTTTCGTTGTTTTCGTTGTTTATGTTGTTTTCGTTGTTTTCGTTGTTTACGCTAGATGCTTCAAATGAAGCATTATTATTTACTAGTAATTGAAAATTACTAGCATGATAATAATAATTAATATGTTCTTGCATATATCTTATATTAGCACTAGCATTATTTAAATATTCAATACTGGAATTTACTGTTCTTATATAGTTACTTAGGTTGGCAATTGAATTATTTAACATAATCAATTCAAAATTATTGGTAAAATTAGTAGGGTTCATATATATTCATTATATATAATTAAATATATTTAAATATATTTAGTTATATATTTAAATACATTATGATGGTTAAGCCTAATTATAACCTAATAACATCTAATAGACTAACAAATATACATACTAGTAAATATTGTAATAAAGGACTTACTGGACTATGTAATTTGGGTAATAGTTGTTATATTAATGCATGTATGCAAATATTATCACATTGTTACGAACTAAATGATGCTCTTGAAAATATGAATATTAACAATGATGAAAAAGCATTATTATTATATGAATGGAAACAGTTGAAAGACTTAATGTGGTCTACCAATTGTATTATTAGTCCAAATAGATTTATGTACGCAATACAACATATTGCACAAAAAAAGAATCGCGAATTGTTTACAGGATATGCTCAAAATGATTTGCCAGAATTTTTAATTTTTTTATTTGACTGCTTTCATGAAGCAATTGAACGTAAGGTAGATATTAATATTGTTGGAATATCAAAAAACAATATAGATGAGTTAGCAAGAAAATGTTATACTATGATTAAAAATAATTATTCAAATAGTTATTCGGAAATTATAGAGCTATTTTTTGGAATACATGTTTCATTAATTATTTCAAATAATGAAGAAAATAATATTTATAGTATAATACCTGAAAGTTTTAGTATTATAAATTTATCAATTCCAATAGAAAATAAAAATAATAGTAAAACATTTACAATTTATGACTGTTTTGATTTATATACAAGTAATGAAATATTAGAAAATGAAAATGCTTGGTTTAATGAAAAAACAAACACAAAAGAAAATGTTAAAAAATGTATTAAATTTTGGAGTTTACCAACTATATTAATAGTTGATTTAAAGCGATTTGATAATAATAATCGTAAATTAAACAATATTGTGGAAACACCATTGACAAATATAGATTTAAGCAAATATGTGTTAGGTTATAATAACGAAAAATACATTTATGAATTGTTTGGAATATGTAATCACAGCGGAGGTTCATTAGGCGGGCATTATACTTCATATGTTAAAAATGCTAATCAAAAATGGTACTGTTATAACGATACAAGTGTAACCGAAATCAATGAAACATCATTAATTAGCGCAAAAGCTTATTGTTATTGTTATAGAAAAATAGTATAGAAAAATAGTATGCAATTATTTAATAAGTTTTAATATTTTATGTAATCAATAATATTATATATTATTTATATATAATATTATGTCATTATTTAATAATGTCACAGAAGATTTTTATAACAATTTAAATAATTTAGGCACTAATCCTTTTGTATTAGTATTATTAATATTAATTATAATAATATATTACATATTATTTAGTTTTTTAGGACAATCATGGTCTAGTGATGAAGACTATGAGCCATCAGGGTCTTATTTTATTTTGCAAGCATTGTTATGGGGATTATTTATATTATTAATTTTTGTAAATGGATTAGCCTATTTTTTTAATATTGATGTTGTTACCGAGCTTAAAAACATGTTTACAGAAAAACCTGAACTAAGAGTAAAATCTACTATTAGCGGTCCTGATATTTCTTTGAATTATAATGAAGTGTATCATGTTCCTGGTAACAGATTTACATATCATGATGCAAAAGCAGTATGTAATGCTTTTGAAGGAGAAATGGCAACCTATGACCAATTAAGAGAATCACAAGCTAAGGGAGCAAGCTGGTGCAGTTACGGTTGGACGAAAGACCAACTTGGTTTATATCCAACTAGCCAAAGTGATTGGCGAATTTTACAAGAAAAAGAAGGACATGAATATGATTGTGGACTGCCCGGAATAAATGGTGGCTATGTTCCAAATCCACATACACGTTTAGGGTCGAATTGTTATGGAGTAAAACCTAAACAAAGTGAATTAGAAAAACAATATATAGACAAAGATTTGTATCCAAAAACAAGTAAAGAATTGTTGTTTGAACAGCGTGTTAAATATTGGAAGGATAGAATAAGTAATATTTTAATAAGTCCATTTAATAATAATAATTGGTTTAAAGTTTCTGTTTAAAGTAATAACTTTTATTTTGAATTTTTGTTTTCTTTTTTGTTTTCTTTTTTGTTTTCTTTTTGTTTTCGTGTAAATGTTTTTTCTTGTTTTTTAGAGAGCTTGAGCTTGGGTTTCGTTTTTTGTGTTTGATTGTTTTTTGTATTGTTAAAAAATCCTAAAAATTTCATAAACAAAGAGTCATCAACAACTTTATTATTTAACGTATCACAATCTGAACTGGAGTTAGCGCTATTGGTTTCTGTTATATTAAATCCAGGCAACATATAAGCATTTTTCAGTAAACTTTTTGATTTATCTAAATCAGTTATATTCTTATATAACTCATTTATATTAGCATACATTTATATAATAGAGTTATATAATATTCTCTCAATTATAAACTCGTTTAATTGTTTTATTAACACTATATGTTCTTTTTAATTTAATATAATCTAAAAGTGAAGTTGTGTTATTACTATTACTAGCATTAACGTTACCATTAGCGTTAGCATTGACATTATTAAAATAATTAGTAAAACATTGCTCTAAAAATTTATAACTTAGTGCATTAGGTTGTTTTATTTGTATAAAAGTAAGTTTACCATCGCTTATGTTAATAATAGGATATTTTTTGTTGTTATTATCAAAATGTTCAATTAAACTATTTGTTAAGTCATTTTTTTCATCTTTTAATAATTGTATTTGATTTTGAAGTTGCTTTAGTTGATTATCTAATACAACCCATCTTTTAATTTTGTCTTCAATATTCATTGTTTAATTAATTACTTATAATTAATAATTAATTTAAATAACTTTAAATAACTTTAAATAACTTTAAATAACTTTAAATTTCTAAATAAAAATTGAACTATTATAATATTACTATTTACTAGTTAATAGTAAATAAATAGTAATATGACTATTCAAGATATTACTACTTTTATTGATATTGTTGAAACCGCAATAGATAAAGGCTCTATAAGTGATTTAGAAAAAGCACTTAAAGAGTATGGAAATAAAATCCCAAAAAAATATATTGCAAACGGCGTATGCATTTTGTACGAATTACTAAATGAAAAATGGAGGCAGCGGCACTAATTTAAATAAATACTATTAGCAATAACTATTTTAATTTTAATATCTACGTCTTCTAGATTTATTACTATTTTGCTGCACTAAATAGTTTCTAGACCTAACATGCTTTTTACTTCTTCTTTTCATAAATTCTGATGCAGCAAATAAACCGCCCGGAACAAGTAGCTCTAAAAATGACGAACCTCCTTTGCCACTTTTTCTGCTTTTTCTCTTGTGTTTTTTTCACATATTTATTGTTATATAAATATATTATATAAAAATTTTACTAAATATAAAAATATATTTTTGTTTTTATATTTATTTTAAGTTTTATTTATATTTATTTAGGATTGTGCCTATTTAATTTAATATTATAACGAATTAGTAAAAGTAAAACTCCTAAATGTAAAATAAAACTAGTAAATATGAAAAATATGAAAAAGTACAAATATATATTTATTTCTTTCAAAAAATACTCTAAAACTGGTGTAAAAATTTCTTTTAATTCTTTTTTTGTTTCTTCTGTTTTTAAAAAGTTGATACATTGATTAGCTAAGGCACTTTTTAAAACCATACTTATATTTTACTATTTAAAATATAAGTATTTAAATATTTAAATAGTAATGCGCACAAATTTAATTACATTTTTATAATCTTAAATTAATTAAATGAATAATAAAATTTTTGAACTAACAGATGATTTTGATTTTAATAATGTAAAATTAGAAAATCCATCTCTCATAACAGGAAATAATTATTATAGTAAAATAACTAATATTACTAAAAATAATCTATATATTCAACTTCCTAAGTGTAATACTAAGCAAGGTATTATTAATACTAATAATAAGTGTTTTTGTGATTTAGAGTTTTTCAGCAATAATAAACTAGTAATTGAATTTTTTGAAAATTTAGAAAATCATTGTGTAAAAGAAATATGCTCAAATAAAGACCTGTGGTTTTATGACTCAACAAATATTTCAAATGACGATATTCAAGAATATGTTGTTCCAATTATGCGGTCTTATAAATCAGGTAAAAAATTTTTAATAAAGACATCCATTAAGCAAGATAAAATTATTATTTATGATGAAAATGAGAAAAAATTAACTTTAGAAGAATATGATAAAGTTAATGACATTGTACCATTAATAAATATTAATGGTATTAAATTTTCTAAGTCATCTTTTATTATTGATATAATATTGGTTCAGTTTATGATACTTTATCCTAGTGATAGTTTTGAAAATCAGATATTAATTAAAATAGCTAAGCCACTAAATCGTGTGGAAAATAATAAGATTAATGTAATTAATAAGAAAAACAATACTATTAATTATGATGATTCTAGCTCTATAAATGATGATGATGATGAAGAAGAAAAGAGTGAAGAGGAAGAAGGAGAAGGAGAAGGAGAAGAGGAAAAGAGAGAAGGAGAAGAGGAAAAGAGAGAAGGAGAAGAGGAAAAGAGAGAAGGAGAAGAGGAAAAGAGAGAAGGAGAAGGAGAAGGAGAAGGAGAAGGAGAAGAGGAAAAGGGAGAAAAGAAAGAGGAAGAAGCAGAGGCAGAGGAAGAAGCAGAAAATATTGTAAATAATCAAGACATAGTTAGTATAAACACAAATAAAAACAACAAAGAATTATTTAGCACAGTTAGTCCAGACAAAAGTTCATATGTTTATAATACAATTAAACAAGACAAAAGTTCTTCAGCTATTGAAATAAAAGAATTACTTGTACCACATACTTTAGAAAATAATCCAGTTATTGAAATATGTGATTTAGATAATATTATTATAAACAATGAACCAATTGAATTAAAAACACATAATGCAATCTATTTAGAAATATATAAAAAAGCAAAACAAAAAGCAAAAGAAATAAGAAAGAATGCTATTCAAGCATTTTTAGAAGCAAAAAATATAAAAATTAAATATAATTTAGACTCAATAAATGATTCATCAAGCGATGAAGAATACAAATAATAACTTTATAATAACTTTATAATAACTTTATAATAATTAAATTAATTATATTAATTAATTATTATTGAAAATTTTTTATTGTATATTTTATATAAAATGAAAGTTTTAAATAAATTTAGCAAAGGAATAACGAACGAACAAGTTTTAGGAGTTATTACTTTATTATTTGTTGTATATGCATTTTATAAATATTCCGAGGGTAAAAATTTATTACAATTACCAATGACAGCATTAAATCCTAGCACATATCCAGGTAATCCATCAACAGAAATTGTAACTTCGCAATCTATTACAAACAGCAATTCAACATATGCTCCATATAATGGCAATTCTAATTCACAAATAGCAACATCAGCAGATAGTGCAAGTGCCATAAATCAATTAGTGTCATCAAAAGCTATTTCAAATCCTTCGGATTTATTACCAAATAGTTCGGCAAATGATTGGTCTAATTTGAATCCAGTAAGTAGTTCAGATTTAAGAAATATTAATTTGTTGAATCCAACCCAATTAGTTGGAATTAATACACAGGGTTCTAGTTTAAGAAACTCTAATTTGCAAATTAGATCAGAACCAGCAAACCCCAGAACAAATACAAATTGCCCATGGAATATTTCTACAATTGAAACAGATACCTTTAGAAGACCGTTAGAAATAGGAGCGAGTGCTTAAAAATAATAACTAGCAACTTATGAAAATAATAATAGTTAAGGTTAATTAGGGATAATTAGGGATAATTAAGGGCAATAAGGGTAAAATTTTATTATAATAAATATTATTATAAAATTTTATAGTAATACTAATGAGTTCACTATTTAGTGAAAATATACTCCATTTTTTATTAATTCTATTTATAATAATTATTGCTACAAAATTGTACTTAAATAGCGATAGTTTTAATTTGCGATGTATTATTTCGGATGTAAATGGAAATACGTATTGTGTTCGTGACCGCAGTAAAATTCATTTAGCAGCAAATAAATTAGCTCAAGTAAATATTAATTTAAATAAATTAGTTAATCATTTAGCAAAAAAATATCCAAATGAGAGTAATGTAAAACGTTTAGTAAAAGGATATAATCCAAAAAAAATATATGAAACATTGCCTACAAGTGAATTTACAGCATATAGTGAAAATAAAGGAGAGAAATTAGCGTTTTGTTTAGATACAGAAAAAAATAGTCAAGGTCGTTTAATTGATATGAACACATTAATGTATGTAGCTTTGCATGAAGTAAGTCATATTGCTACAAAATCAATAGGACACAATGATGAGTTTTGGGAAAATTTTAAATTTATTATTAGTGAAGCAAAAGAAATAAATATTTATAATCCAGTTGATTATAAAAAAAGTCCAGCACGATATTGTGGTATGAATATTAGCGATAATCCATATTATGATATATAATAATTAAGTTAAGTAAATTAAAAAATTAACTATATAACATTCATTTGGTTCATTAAAATATTAAAATATTAAAATATTATTATATAGTATTATGGCAGATAAACCCGAGGGGACATCCGAAAATAAACCTAAATTTATAGTATTATGTGGACCAACTGGTGTTGGTAAATCTAGAGTGCCAAAAGAAATTTTTGGTCTGAATGAGGAAGCCTATACTAAAATAGAAATAGATAGTTTAATAGTGCAAAATAATTTTTATAGAACTGCTATACATAATTTAATAAAGTTAGCTGGAGGATTAATAAAAGAAACAATAGATGGAAAAGCTGAAGATAAAAAAATTCTTTTAACAAACTTATTTAATCAATTATATATAAATGTTAAAAAAAATATAATTCCATGTTTAGATGATCAAATTAGCACAAATATTACTTGTGACCAATTACATGATAAAAAGTTATATCAAGCAATAAATAAGAAGAAACCAATAGTATTAGAAATAAATGGTGATAAAAACTTTAGTTGGTTACTTACTGAGCAGCAAGCTACGGGTACTGGTACTGGTATGATAAAAGATTATAGTGAATTTACAAATGTACATAGAAAAATATTAAGAGACAGCTATGATATAACGTTTTGTTATTTATCACACCCATATGCGGAGTTAGTAGCGTCGAATAAAAGCAGATTTTTAGAGGATATGACCAACTGCGAAGCAGACGAAAGCAAATGCCAAGTTCGTTTAGGTAATTTTTTATTAGAGGGTGTATATAGTGACACTATTGAAGCTATGTTTAATACATATGAAAAATTAAATAAAGCAGCTTTTTTTAAACCACCTAATATTAAAGTTCTTTTTTATAAAAGAAAGCCCGGCAAACCGCCTCACGGTGGTGGCTATGAAAAATTACATAATTTTGATACATATAAAGAGTCATTTGGCCATATAGCGCCGATACAAACAAAAACAGAAACAGGCGGACGCAAAAAACAAAAAGCAAAAAGCAAAAAGCAAAAAGCAAAAAGCAAAAAGCAAAAAGCAAAAAGCAAAAAGCAAAAAAGCAAAAAATATAAAAAATTAAAACTAAAGTAAAAATAAATTGAACTATTTTTGTTTTGTTTTGTTTATAATTATACAAAAACATATTCTATATCATAAATATTTGAATCGTTGCTAATAAGATTAACACTAGAATCAAGACTAGAATCAAGACTAGAACTAACACTATTGATTGAATTATGTGCTTTTTTATTGTAAAAAAGCAAATTGTGCTTATTAGTATAATGCGTTAAGTCCGGAAAAAATGAAGTGCATTCATAATCCTTATTTATATATGTTATATAAATTTTTGAAATATTAAAAATACTAGAATCATCCTTTTTGTAATTATCTAAAAATAATTTATAAATTTGTTCACCACCAATAACCCAAATGGTGTCATAATTTTGCAACTTTACAAAATTTTCGAGAGATTGTATAGTTTCAAAACTTTTAATTTTATTTTTGCCATATTGTTTATTGATTGCAATAGATTTAGACAAAATTAGGTTGTCTCGTTCTATTAATCCGTTTTCATTATGTAAACTTGTAAATGTGTTTTTTCCCATAATAACAGCATTATTAGCATTTCCAATAGTTAATTTTTTAAATTTAGCCATATCAGTTTTAATGTTCCAAACAAGACTATTGTCTTTGCCTATTCCATAATTATTGCAATATGCAACAATAATATTTACAATCATATATATATAAAATAATACTTTACTATTTATATAAATGTCAAATATATTTAAAATTTATATAAATAATAATAATGACCATAGTAAATTATATTTGTTTATTAAAAATAAATATATTAAAACAAATTCAATAACTAGTTCACCATCTTCTACTATTCCAAGCATTGAAGTGCTTAATGCTGAATATAATGATTATAGCACCTTTAGCAAAAGTATTGTATACAACGAACATTTCAACGATGATTTTAATGAAGAGGACTTAAAGACATTTCAATCAACAAATGGGGTCATTGTTTTTATAGATGATGTTATAAATTATGATGACACTATTGAAACAATAAAATTAAAATTTATAACGCATTACAATAATAAAGTAAATGAAGATGAAAAAATTTGTTTTGAAGAACTTTATATGTATGGTTTGACAGAACATATTTTTAGTACTTCTTATTTGTTTAACATACTAACAAACAATAACAAAATTGAGCTAACACATTCAAATCTTATCAAATATTTGACAAATATATATGAAAATACAATAATATTGAATATTTTACAAGGGGAAGACAATCCAGACAATTCAAAAGAAACATATACTTATGATGATTTAACCAAAATAAACTTAACTAGTATTAAAGAATATATACAAATAGGACAAAGTTTAGTAAGTAATAAACTAAATTATGTAGTAAATCCGTATTATTTTGTAAACACTAATGTTTCTCAAATAAGTGAAAATATTAGCACAAATAATTCAAATTTATTATTTGAGTATAACATATTTAATAATACACTATATGTATGTTTAGCAAGTGATTTTTTTAAACAACAAAAGTCTAGTATTGATGAGGAAACAATAATAAAGTTATATTATTGTTTTTTATATAAAAATAACATACTTAATAATACAAATTATTATTCACAAAAAATAAACTTAATAAGAGAGACAAATAACATAGTAACCAACATTAATTTTATAAATAAAAATAAATTTGTACATTTATTAACTTCAATTAATGATGACTCAGAGGAATTGAGCTATGAAAATAGAGGTATTAAGTCTATTAATTTAAACATTAATAATAATTTGAATTCAATTGTTTCGCTGGAAACAATTTTTAAACTATTTCATAGTTCACAATTATATCCATTAATTAAATATAATCCTGGAAAAAAACTAGAAAACATATATAGAATATTTTGCTCTAGTGTTACAAAAAGTGTTAAAACCCCATTGTTAAGTAAAGCTTTATTATTAAAATATGCAAAATCTCTAGGGAAAACTAATACTATTAGTTTTTATGTTGCATCAAACGAAGAGAGTTTTACAACAAACGTGGATGAATTTATAATAGTATTATATGAAACTGGATTACTAAATATTAATGTAGAACTAAAACAAATAATTGGTATTGAATTATTAAATGACTTAATAACTACGTGTGTGAATCCAATTATTGATTTTATTAAAAAATTAGTAATTATTAATACTATTGATTTATTTAGTGATTTAAACGCTAATAATGTTCAAATTAATTCTCTCAATTATAGTTGCAATATAAAGATAAATGGCGATTTAAATATTAGTAGCGTCGGTAATTCTATTTATTTATTATTTAACATTATTACACAAAAAAGCAATGAAATAGTAATGCGCTATAAACATGTCTCGAATTTTAATACAATGGATTCTGAAGAAGCATTTATATTGGAATTAATTAAACAAGAATATAGTGATAGTGCTATTTTAGTCAAACTTCAAGAGAACTTTAAAATAACAAATGAAAGCGCTAGATTAAAACTCATAAGTGTTTATAATTCATTAAAATTATTGACTTCTACGTTTAATTCTAAAAAATTAATAATTAAAAATAATCCTGGTTTTAAAACTGTATTGCAAAAAACGGGTGCATCAAATCTCTCTATTAGTGTAGAAGCTATTGATAATATTAATTATTTATATTATATTTCAACTTATTTAGACTCGTTAATTAAAATATTATATAAATTGATTAATAGCGAACAAGAAGACATTGTAAATGAATTAAATGGTGCAATAAATATTGAAGACACATCTGTAGATACCACTAATTTTAAAGAAATTGAAACCACCGAAATGGTAAATAGAAAAATGAATGCTTTATTAGAAAATGAAGAAGAGACTAGTTTTGATGATGACAATAATATTTTTGGAATGTTAACTTATGATGATGATGAAGATGAAGATAATGATGAAGATAATGATGAAGATGAAGATAAAAAAGATACAAATGAAATGGTAGATGAAGAAAACGATGAAGAAAACGATGAAGAATCTGAAAAAAAAGATATTGTAATAACTAAAATAAAATTAGCAAAAAAAACACTACCAAAACAAATAAATATTAAAAAAGACAAATATGACATTGATGATGACGAGGATGATGATGATGATGACGATGATGATGATGATGAAAATGAAGATGATGAAAATAACGATGATGAAAATGAAGATGACGAAAATGAAGATGACGAAAATGAAGATGACGAAAATGAAGATGAAGATATTAAAGACAAAGACAAAGATAAAGACAAAGATAAAGACAAAGACAAAGATAAAGACAAAGATAAAGACAAAGATAAAGACAAAGATAAATCTAAAACACAAACCAAGAATAAACCTGAAGATATTATTAAAGAAAAATCTGAAAAAAGCAATCCAATTTTGAAAAGATTAATTAATAGAGAACCAAAACTGTTTGCAACAGAAAAAAATTCATTATATGAAGAATATTCTAGATTATGTAATTGGAATGTAAAAAAGCAACCTGTAATATTAACACAAGAAGAAAAAGAATATATAGACACAAATCATCCGGGTTCTTATAGTGAGAGTTTTGAATATGGAACGCAAGATAAAAAATATCATTATATATGTCCACGATATTGGAGTATAACGGAAAATACAAGTTTAACACATAAAGAAGTTAGTAGTGGAAAATATGGAACACTTATTTCAAAAAAAAATAAAGATGGAACATATGATGGTACAATATTAGAATTTACAGATGCTAAGCATCATATTGATGAGAAAGGTAACTATGTTGAACACGTTCCTGGTTTTTTAAAAGATAAACACAATAGAAATGGTTTTTGCTTACCATGTTGTTTTAACAATAATATATCAAAAACCAAAGAACAATTAAAAAGACGCAACAAGTGTTTAAAAGTAAATACTCAAGAGCCTAATATTGACGATAAGCTACATTTAAACTATATTTTAGGACCAGATAAACTATTGGAAAAAAATAAACTTGGATTTCTCCCAATTAAAATACAAAAATTTTTACAAGTTGATAACGACGAATGTGTAACCAAAAAAATACCTAATGCACTCAAAAAGAATCATCCATGTTTCTTACGTTACGGCGTTGAAACTAGTATTAATCAGTCTTTTATTGCTTGCATTGCTGATGTTTTTAGCACATTAGTTCATAATAATACAAAAATAATTAGCATTGCTGAAATGAAAACAATAATAATAAATGCAGTTAATATTGATGACTTTATTAAATATAATAATGGAAATTTACCACACATATTTATTTCAAAGAATTTTAATGATTTAATAGATTCAATAGACATTGAAACGTACAGTTCTAGCGATTTATATAGCAAATTTGCAAATAGTCCATCACATATAATATTATTTAAAAAAATAGTAAACAGTTTTGCCAATTTTAAAGCCTATTTAAATAGTTCAAATTTAATAAATTATACATATTTATGGGATATTATATGTAAAAGTAATCCATTACTTTTTCCAAATGGAATAAATCTTATTATTTTAGATATAACAAATGAGGATATTACAGATAATGTTAAAGTATTATGTCCAAAGCAAAGCTATAGCAGTGAGTTTTTAGATATAAAAAAACAAATATTGTTATTAATTAAAAATGATGAAAATTATGAGCCTATTTATTTGATTAATGATAATGTAAGTTATTCTATTACAAAAACTTTTAGTTTTGTAAATAAAGACCCATTTTTCAAAAACTTTACAATAATTTTGTACAATATTAAAAATGCAATTAATAAATGTGCTAGCACATTAAATAAGAGCACTAATAATGTGTATAATTTTAAACCAAATATTACTTTAAATAGAATAATAACTATTCTTTTAAAATTAAAATATGAAATAACATATCAAGTGGTTGATTATTCAAATAAAGTTATTGGAGTATTAATTGTCAATGAAAATGATGATGAAAATGATGATACAAATGATGATACAAATGATGATGCAAATGATGATACAAATGATGATACAAGAGAACATGGTTTTATACCTTGTTATCCATCAGCAATTTCATCAGAATATCCAGATATTCCATATAAGTTGATAGACGACCTTAATGAATATGACTACAATGATTATAATAATACTAAAAAGTTATTAGAAAAAATATATAACTTAAGCAAACAAGAAATTGTATGCAAACCGTTATACAAAATAGAAGATGATAACTCAATAATAGGAATATTAACATTAGGAAATCAATTTGTCTTGATTTCGCATCAAGAAATTAATAATGATGATGAACTAGAAGTTATACAAAACAAAGACTATTTATTTGTAGATAAGCAAATACAAACTTCTAATGCACAAGATAGCGAACGTATTGATAGTATTAATAAAATTAAATTAGAAACACTATTTTACAATAATTTTAAAAATACGTTTAAAAAAGTGTTAAATATGCCCAAGCATAGTATTTATAAAAATGTATTAAAAAAAATAATCAATACAAATTCATTAGTGTTTTTGGATAAAATACAACAAATTTACAATATATTGAAAGATGCGGGTTCTCAATATATAATTTTTGCGAATTATGATTCTAAAATACTTAATACAATAAAAGAAATGTCCTTGTGTTTGGATAACGAAGAGTGCAATACTAATTATTGTATGAAAAGTAATGACATATGTTCTTTGATTATACCAATTACCAATCTAATAAATAATGAGTCTAATGAAATATTATATTATACACGATTGGCTGATGAATTTGTAAGATATAATAAATTTAAAAAATTTATTTTTCAAGACAATCAAACTTTTAGTTATGGTTCCGCTAACTACAATATTTTAGATAATGAACTTTTATTATTTCAATCTTCATTAACACTTGAATATTTTAGCAATGTTACTAAAAATAGTGCTACAAATGTTAATGAAACATTTGATACATTAGGATATTACAATAATAATAAATTAAATCATCTTAAAAAGTTAACAATTGTGCCTATACCAAAAGCCAATACTATACAAAAAGATATGACAACTATTTTGCAAAAACATACAAAAGAGAAAGAACAAGAACAAGAGCAAGAAAAAGAGAGAGAGAAAACAGACTTAGAAACCAGAAATCAAGATGATGATGATGATGCGGCGGATGATGATGATGTTGAAAATAAAACATTTGTTGAATATATAGATGATGCAAATGAACAACTTGCATCTATTCAAATATTAGATAAATATATTGATAGAAGCCAAAATTGTGTTATAAGCAAAAATATAATAATAGAAAGTATTCATTCAAACTTTAAGCATCCCGTTTATCAATTAATGTTTGATATAGATAATAATGTATGTTCTTTTCAAATAATTTTAATGCTAATAAAATATCATACAAAAAATAATAACTTGACAATTAATGATTTAAAAAATAAACTGATAAAACTGTATGCTAGCCATCCTAACCTTGAAATATTATATTATATATTGTTAAAAAATAATAAGAAAAGTATTATGCAAAAAGTTATAGATGGAACACTATTGATGGCAGATTTAATAGCCAGTGATGAATATTATGTAACATCTATTGACATATATTTATTAGCCACAGATAAAGAATATGATTTACCAATAATATTATTGTGCAATACATCAATTGATATATCTATAACAAATAGCATAGAAATAAAGTATATAATAATCAATACAAATAAAGTAAATGATGATTATTATTTTTTAAAAGTTCCTAGCATATATTCGAGAGATAAAAAACATAATTATAAACTAATGTTTAACAATCAGTCTTTTATTTTTAATATAAATCAAGATTTGCAAGATTCACAAAGTTATAAATTATATAGTAATATAAAAAAGAGTTTACATCTTTATATTGACATATTAGATAATTTTATATATAACTACAATATAACAACCGCTACAAAAACAGTATATAAAAAA